GTGCCCGTCGTACTTGCTTACAAGAATTTTGCCGCGAATCGGAATATTAGTCATATCGGCCTCGGAGTAACCGCGCTCAATACAGCCAAATCTCTGCGAAACGTTGGCTACGTAACCGACGTTCGCGCAGTCACCGGGCCGGCCGAACTACGCGCCGGCCTTGAAATGGCTCCGGCATCGCACGTGGTGGTATCGGCGCCATGGATCGCAACCGGCGAACTGGCGCGGTTATGCGCCGAGTTCCCGGAGACACAGTTCGCGGTGGTGTGCCATTCCAATCTTGGATTCCTGCAGGCGGACCCGAACGCGATGAGACTGCTGCGGGAAGGACTGGAACTACGCAGGGCAACGTGGAATTTTCAGATGGCGGCGAATTGTGAGCGGCTGTCCCGGTGGGTTGAAAACGCGTACGGGGTGCCCTGCCCGGAACTGCCGAATCTCTATCATCTGGAAGGCCGGGTACCGCAACGCAACTACTATTCCGGGGGCACGCTTCGGATCGGAGCATTCGGTGCGACACGCCCGCTGAAGAATCTCATGACCGCAGCGGGAGCAGCGCTGCAGATCGCAAACGAGATACGCGCAGATCTGGAATTCTGGATTTCGGCGGGACGCAATGAAGGTGGCGGAGTCACGTTGGAAGCAGTCCGCCAGATGTTCAGCGGACTGCCGCACGCGCGTCTGGTAGAAAACGCATGGCAGACATGGCCGCAGTTCCGGCAGACCGTTCGACACATGCACCTTCTGCTGCAGCCGAGCTACACAGAGAGCTTTAACGTGGTTACCGCGGATGGGGTAGCAGAAGGCGTACCGAGCGTGGTTTCAGACGCAGTTGCGTGGGCACCGGCCGCGTGGAAGGCATCGGTGGACGACGCGGACGACATTGCAAGAACCGGCCGGAGGCTGTTGAAAAGTCGGTGGGCACCGAGGGCCGGGATGTCCGCACTTGAAGCACACAACCGGCGGGGATTGGCGTTATGGCACCGCTTCCTTGGTCAGCAGTAACTCGGTCACACGCTGAAGCAGAATTTTTTCTGCGTGAAATCAGACACTTAGCGGCTAAGCCGAATATTCATGGCCGGAACGCATGGTAGTAGTTGAAGCGGGACAGATGTGCGCAGCCGAATTATCCGGTGCGCAGGAAAGGGATCAAGACTTTCTTATGTACCAAGCCGTAGACCGGGATCAGGACGACAAGACACCCGAAGACAAGATCGTGGAAACGATCGACGCGGCGCTGCTGAAAGCAGGTGAGGCGATCAGCGCCGAAGGAATGAAGATCGCCGACCTCGTGAAGTTATTGCAACTCCGGAAAGAACTAGCGAAGAGCGGACCGAAAATTGTCGGCATTCGATGGGTCGGGGAATGCAACGATCATACGCCGATAAACGAGTAGTTAATTACAGACCGCTGAAGAGCCAGCAAGCGTTTCATGATTCCGTAGCGACGTTCAAGGGCTTTTCCGGACCTATTGGATCCGGCAAGAGCGCGGCGCTCTGCTATGAAGCTATTCGCATGGCGTACGACAATCCGGGCACGGTGGGTCTGGTCGGGGCTCCGACGTATCCGATGCTGCGAGATGCGACGCTTACGGCGCTGATCGAAGCGCTGGAGACGAATGAGATTCCGTACCAGCATTTGAAAGCAGAAAACACGCTGAAGCTCACCGAGCCGGGATCTGTGATTCTGCTGCGGTCCATGGAGGAGTACGAGAGGTTACGCGGGACGAATCTGGCGTGGTTCGGTGTCGATGAGCTGACTTACACGAAAGAAGAAGCGTGGCGGCGGCTGGAAGGCAGGCTACGCGACCCGAAGGCAATCCGGCACGGCGGATTCGGCGTGTGGACGCCAAAAGGGTTCGACTGGGTGCACCGGCGGTTCGTGGCCGATCCGGTGCCGGGACACGAAGTGATCCACGCGACGCCGTTTGAGAATCGGCATTTGCTGGCATGCCAGCCGGACTTTTACGAAAGGCTGCAGGGCAGTTACGACCAGCGGTTCTATGAGCAGGAAGTGCTTGGCAAGTACGTCAATGCCAAGGGGGGGCTGGTCTACTACGCGTTCGAGCGAGAGCGGAATGTGGTGCGGCAGGAGATGTCGCCGTACCAACCGCTGCACTGGGCGCTCGATTTCAACGTGGATCCGATGAGCTCGGTGGTGGCGCAAAGAACAGGCGACGGTGTGGTTCGGGTGCTGGACGAGATTGTACTGAGAAGGGCGACGACGGAAGAGGCATGCGAGGAATTCGAGAAGCGATTCGGGAAGCCGCAGGGCGGAGTGGTGATCTATGGAGACGCGTCGGGAGAATCGAAGAAGACGGCGGGAGCTTCGGACTACGACATTGTCCGGGCCTTCTTCCGATCCAGAGGCATTCGAGCCACCTACCGCGTGCCAAAGAGCAACCCGCTGGTGAAGCGACGGGTTGCCCAGGTAAATGGCCGGTTGCGGAATGCAGCTGGCGAGGTGATGTTGCTGGTGGACCCGCGGTGTCGTGAGTTAATCGCGGACTTCGAGCAGGTGGCATACCTCGAAGACTCACTCGAAATCGACAAGAAACGGGACCGAAGGCGCACGCATACATCCGATGCGCTCGGCTACATGATCTATCAGGAGAGCGACGAGATTCCAAAGATAGGCGAACGCGGACAGCGGTTGCTATAGGAGATGAACCGATGGCAGGTCACCACATTGAACAGGAACATCCCGAATACAGTGCGAAGGCACGAATGTGGCGCCGCTACCGCCACCTGTATGCGGGCGGAGAGACATTTCGGGAGCATGCATCCGAATATCTGGTCCGGAGACAACGGGAAGGTCTGGAGGTCTACCAGGAGCGGCTCAACCGGGTTTTCTACGAGAACTATCTGGGCTCTATTATCGACTGGTACACAGCTACGCTGCTGCGCCGTGAGCCGGTAATCGAAATTGCCGGCAACAATCGACCGGGAAAAGACTTCTTTGCCGCGTTTACGGATGACTGCGATTTGCGCGGCACGACGCTCTCGCAGTTTTTCAGGCAGCAGATGACAGAGACACTGGTGTGCGGGAAGTCTTACATTGCGGTGGATTTCCCGCGGGCTGGAGACGACGCGCGGACGAGGGCCGAGGAAGACGCTACAGGCCGTAGCCGGGCGTATTTGGTCGGTTACAACGCGGAAGAGCTGATTAACTGGAGCCATAACGCACAGGGAGAACTGGACTGGGTGGTGCTTCGGACATCCTGGCTGAAGCAGGACAGCGTAAAGACGCTGGGCTGGAAGAAGGAAACGCGCTGGATCTATTACGACCGCGAGAAGTTCGAGATCTATGAGAAGCAGCAGGCACAGACGCCCGAAGACAGCGTCATCGTGCTCATAGACGAGGGCAGACACGGGTTTGCAGCAATAAACAAAGTTCCCGTGTTTGAGTTGCGAGTCAGCGACGGACTCTGGCTGACCAATAAAATCGCACTGTTGCAGCTGGAGCATTTTAATAAGTCAAACGCTCTGGGCTGGGCGCTGACGATGGGTCTGTTCGCGATGCCGGTTGTGTATTCAGACCGCGAGTGGAACCAGATTACGGGCGAAAGCTACTACATTCAGCTTGGCCCTGAAGATAAGTTCGGGTGGACCGAACCTTCCGGACATGTGTTTCAGATCGCAGCCGACAATCTTACGCGATTGAAGGACGAGATCTACCGGGTTTCGTACCTTCTGCAGCAGGCTCAGGATGGAGCGCCAACGCCGAGGTCGGCCGAAAGCCGGCAATGGGACTTCAGTGTTACGCAGGAAATCCTGCGGGCGTACGGAGATACTGTCAAGAATTCACTGAGTACGCTGCTGGGAGCGATTGCGGAGGCCCGGCAGGACGGTTTGACGGTTCATGTCACGGGCCTCGACGAATTCGACATCACGAACTTTGCGAGCGAGGCGGCGGACGCAAAAGCGCTTTTAAATTTGCAGATTCCTTCCGCGACCCTGACGAAGCAAATTCAGACACGTGTGGCGCTGAAGTACCTGAGCGACGCCCGACAGGAAGTAAAGAACCAGATTCGGGATGAAATCAACGCCACGACTTAGGCACCGCATCCCGTACGGCCGCCGCCGGGAGATCCCGGGGGCCGCCGCGAGTGGGGAGCAACGAATGATTCAGCAATCCGAGGGGCAGACGAGGTTATGAGCGAGTCAATCAATATACAGGCAGTCATTCGCCAGGCACTGGATGAATTTATTCAGCAAGACACGGCGCGGCGGGAACCGGCGCAGCAGACGGAACTGCTGGAGGAAAGGCGGCGCAGGGAGTCGCTGGAACGCCGAGTCAATGAACTGGTGGAAGAGAACAGGCGGGCCAGACTGGCGGCCGACGAAGCGGAGCGGGCAAACGGGATCCGCACCGAGCTGCAGAAGCTCGGTGTGGCGAAGGTTGAGCTCGCGTACCGCGCAGTGCAGAGCGGGGTCGTGAGGTCCGAAGATGGCCGTCTGGTTGCGCGCGGCGAAAACGGCGAGCAACCGGTGGCCGAATATCTGGCGGGTTTTGTTCAGGAGAACCCAGAGTTTTTGCCGGCACGGATACCCGGAGGAACAGGGATGACGGGTGCACAGAAGGCGTCGCCCGCGGTGCGGGGGGGCCCGGTGGACCTCGACCTGATCAGTCCCACAATGAGCAAGGAAGAACGGGACCGAGTACGGCAGGAGATTTTGCGGGTAGCATCGCAAACGCTGCGGGGGGCGTAACCCCGCGTCAGCATACCGCCGGTAAATCGCGGAATGTTCAGAGCAGCATTTTCGCGACGGCGGAGAAGTAAGCGCCACAAAAGCGACGGGGACCAGGCCCACAATCCCGCAGGGATCGGGCAAGGGTCCCCGTTGGCATTTTGCGGCACAAATTAAGGAGAACGATGCCAGCAATTACGTCAGCAAACGTAGCAAATGCGATCGTCAAACTGGTGGCGGCCGATGCGTTGCCCGCCCTGGTGGGGAACCTCGTGATGGGGAACCTGGTCAATCGCGATTATGAACCGACATTGGCGCAGGCGGGCGATACGGTGAACGTGCCGATCGCGCCGCAGCTTGTGGCCAACAATATCGCCGAGGGCGGCACGGTCCAGCCGCAGAATCCCGCGCTGGGGAATGCGCAGATCGTGCTGAACACGCACGTAGAAGCAACATTCCAGATTCCGGACGTGACGAAAGTGCTCGCGGTGCCGGACCTTCTGCATGTATACATGCAGCCGGCGGTGGTGGCACTCGCGGAGAAGATCGAAAGCGATCTGCTCAATCTGTACGCGGGCTTTTCAGCGAACACGCCGCTGGGCACGGCGGGGACGCCGGTGACGGAGGCTGTGATCGATCAGGCGGAAACCACGCTTTTCGAGGCCAAAGTTCCGGTGAGCGAACCGAAGTATCTGGTGGTGGATCCGAATACCTATTCGGCAATGCGCCAGATTCCCCGGTTCAGCGAATTCCAGAGTGCGGGCGAGGCAGGCCTTCGCGCGCTGGTGGACGGCTCGTTCGGCAAGATCAAAGACTTCTTTGTCTTCCGTTCGCAGTTTGTTCCGATGACGGGCAGTGCGCCGGTCAACGCGCATAACCTGGCATTCTCGAGGAATGCGATCGGACTTGTGGTGCGCCGACTGCCGCAACCGCTCCCGGGGACGGGCGCGATCGCCGAATATGCCGAACTGGGTAACTTCGGGATGCGGGTGACGATGAGTTACCAGCCGAACACGCTTTCGCAGCAGTTCACCGTCGATATGCTGTACGGCTGCGCAATTCTGCGGAACAACTTCGCGGTGCAGATCAACAGCTAAGCGGGCAGCGCGAGCAGGAAAACGGGCGATGTGTTTTTCGCGTCGCCCGTTTTGAACGTTGTCACCGGGCGAATGGCCAGGCGACGACCTCTTTCAGGTACTGCGCTTTCGAGGTGCAGTACCTGGATTCAGTATTGCGAATCAAGCGAGGAGAATTCATGGACTTGCGGGCTTACTACAGAAGGCTCCGGCAGGCCGAGGCGGAACTCACGGGCGAGGAATTCGTCATGGTGAGCCTGGCGACACCGGAAGGCGGCAAGGCGGGCATCCGCACGGAAGTGCCAAGAGCAGTTGCCGCCAAGCTATTGGCGGAAGGGAAGGCAACTGTGGCATCCGAGGAAGAAGCGAAGGCGTACCGTGAGGCGATGCGCGAGGCGAAGGCGAAGTTCGACGAAGAAGAAGCCGCGCGCCAGGTACAGGTCATGGTGATTCCGACGCGCTCTCGCAGAAAGCAGCGGGAATAAGCCATGGCCCTGTTTGCGGACGGGCCGGCGCCCACGATCGACAATCTGATCAACGAAGATTCCGGGCTACTGGACGTTGCCGAGACCACGGGAATCAACGTGACTGCAAAGCTCCGGCTGGCTCATGAAGAAATGGAGTCAGAATTGCGGCTTTGGCTGAACAGGCCACGGGCAGCCGCGGAGCTGCTTTGGACGGCAGCGCCGCGAGTAGAACAGATTGTAACTACGCCGCCGCTGAAGCGCTGGGAGACCATGCTTTCGCTTGCGATGGTGTATCGGGACGCGTACTTCAGCGCCCAGGTGGACCGGTATCAGGCCAAGTGGCAGGAATTTCTCCAACTGGCACGAGACGCCCGGGAACGATTGATCGCAAGCGGGCTTGCAATGGTCAGCGACCCGGTTCCGCAGCCGGTTCCTCCGGTTCTGGGCACTACGCCCGCACCTTACCCGGGCGGCACATATTATGTGTCCGTTGCGGGGGTGAATGCAAAGGGCCAGGAGGGAGCCGCGTCGTGGGCATCGTCAATCACAACGACGACGGGGAACGCGATTCTGGTGGCGCCGGCGGCATGGAACAGAGACGTCGCTACTTATCGCGTTTACGCGGGACCGTCGCTGGATGCGATGGTGCGACAAAACACTGTCGATTTGCGAGCAGGGCTGACTTACACGTATCTGCCCGGACAAATCACCACCGGTACGCCAGCCGGAAACGGACAGGCGCCGGAGTTTGTGCGGCCGCTGACGCGGACGATCCTGAGGGGTTAAGACATGGCTGGCATAACGGGAACGCTGACTAACAATGTACTGGCCCTGCTGACCGAAACCGCGGCGGGGGTGAATGCCCGGGCGGCGGCAATTGAAAAGGCCGACCCGCTCGTGCAGACGCCGGCAATCCGGACGGTGCTGACGCACAACGTGAGCGTCGAACTCGCGGAAAAGGCGGGGCACACGAGTTATCCAAGCCTGCTGGTGTATTGCGACAAGACGCAAAACGCTCTCAAAGAGAAATTCCGGGAGTTTTCGGGCAACGCGCGGGTAGTGGTGGAAGTTCGCCATTCGCAGGACAGGCTGCAGGGCCTTGACAAGTCTCTGGAAGTTTACGTCGATGCCGTCTGCGCGCTGCTCGATGATTCACGCGGAGACTGGGGCGGAGGAGCGTTTTATCCGGGTGGTTATGAGGTCAGCTATGAACCGGTTGTGCGGGGCGGGAAGAATTTCCTGCAGCGCGCGAAGGTGGGATTCGACGTGGAGGTGAGTAGATAACCAATGGCATACATTTCATCGAACGCGAACCGCTGGTACTGCGCGCAGGAAACTGCCTACGGGCAGGTACCAACGATCACCGCAGCAAACCGCATTCCGGCGGTAAAGCTGAGCGTGCAGAATCAAAGACAGAAAAGTCACAGAAAAGACAAGACAGGAAGCCGCACGTGGGCGGGACTGCCGGCCGCGATGCGGCGCGAGACGACATTTGACGCGACGACGTACATGCGGGACTGGCCGCTGCAAACGGCGCTTCCCGGTTGCGACCCGCTGTTACAGGCTGCGTTGGGCGGGGCGGGCGTGCTGTGGCCGGGCGGAACGACCGCCGCCGCGGGAAGCACGACGTCGACGATTGTGTTCGCAGGCGCGCACGGACTCGCGCCCGGGTCGGGCCTCGTGTATAACAGCGAGATTCGGTTCGTCGCGAGCGTGACCGACGCGCATACGGTTGTCCTGAACGCGCCGTTTTCAAGCGCGCCTCGCGCCGCATCGGTGCTCACGCCGACGGCCAGCTATGCCCCGGCGTCCGAATTGCCGAGCGTTAGTTTGTTCGACTACTGGAACCCGACCACCGCCGTGCAGCGGGTCCTGACAGGAGTCGCAATCGATCGGTTCACGGTGAGCCTTAATGGAGACTTTCACGAGTTTGGATTTAAGGGCTGGGCGCAGGACGTAATGGACAGCGCTTCGTTCGCCGCAGGCCAGGGCGGATTGACGACATTCCCGATTGAGCCGGCGACAACCGCATTCCCCTATTCGCCCGTTCCGGGCAACCTGGGTCAAGTGTGGCTGGGAGTCAGTCCGACGCAGTTTTTTACGGTTGCACAAGCTTCCATAGAACTGCGAAACAACCTAGACATGCGGCTGAACGAATTCGGATCTGTGTTACCGCGGGGAATTGCACCAGGAGCACGCGAAGTGTCGCTTTCGCTGGAACTGTTCGAACAGGACGATACTCCAACAGCGGCACTGTATCAGGCAGCGCGGCAGCAAACGCCGGTGAGCATGATGTTCCAACTGGGCCAGACCAACGGGCAACTGATGGGAATTTGGATGAAGAACGTGGTGCCGGAGGTGCCGGCCTTTGACGACAGCGAACACCGGCTGAAGTGGAAGTTCAGCGAATCGCGCGCGCAGGGCGGGCTGGACGACGAACTCATGGTGGCGTTTGGATAGCAATGACATGGGAGAAATGAACTGGGAAAGCCGGACGCTGGTGCGTCCGGCCGGATGGCCGGGGGTCGAACTGGTCATCGCAAAAATGAGCTTTGGCCGACGCACAGAACTTATGCGGCGTGTGCGCGAAGTCAGCGGACGGCTGGAGTACTTTCAGGCCGGACAAAGCGCGGACAACAGCATGGAGGCGAGCCTTTTGGCGAGCGAGATAGACCGGCTGTACGTCATCTGGGGACTCGAAGAAATTCGGGGGCTGCTTCTGGACGGTGAGCGTGCGACGGCGGAATCACTTATCGAACGGGGACCCGAGCAACTCTTTCAGGAAGCTCTGGCGGCTGTGCGGGCTGAGATCGGGCTCAACGAGGCAGAAAGAAAAAACTTATAGTCGCGTTCCACTTCGCGCTGGCCACCAGCCAGTCGCGTGAACGGACCGGATGGGATTGCGACAGTTGCAGGCGTTACGGTCTGGAAAGCAAGCGGCGCTGTGGATTCCTGCCTGAGGAATTGCGGGGCGAGCCCCGTATTGTTTGGGGGCGTAAGCAGGTGCAGAGCGACGAATGTCCGAAGTCGTTGGTGACAGGAGAGAGCCTTGCGATGGTGGAAGCCTTTTTCACCCGAAAAAGGCTGGGAATCAACACATCAATCGAGACGGCAGCCCGCACAGTGGATGCCTTTTTAATCCTGCAGGATGAGATGGAGCGTGAGGAACGGGATGGCACATCACAGCATTGAAGAAGTCTTTCGGGCAATCCGGCCAAAGGGTGTGCAGTTCCCTGCCGATTCAACGATCAGCGCGGGAGTCGCCGCGGGAAGCGGCGATCTGGGAAGTGCGCTGTCGCAGGCGGGCCAGCAGATCGCGCAGTTGCAGGCGGCGTTTCAGCAACAGGCCGCGTTGATTCAGTCGAACACGCTCGCGCTCCAGAGCAACACGTCGGCGAAAAGTGGCGGATCGCTCAGTTCGTTAGGATCCGGGATCGGCTCCGGGTTGCTCGGCGGAGGATTGGGACTGCTTTCGCCGCTTATCTCGGGCATTGCAAGTCTGTTTGGCGGCGGTGCTAAGACGCCCGCGCCGCTTCCGGTCTACATACCGCCTCCGTCAGTGGCACTCAGCGCGACGCTGCAAGGCAACGATATCCGCCCGACAGCATCGTCCAGTGCGCCGCCATCCGGCGGCAGCGCACCGAGTGCCTCCGCGCAAGCCACGGTGGCGCCACAAATAACAGTGAACGTGCATGCGATGGACAGCCAATCGTTTATGGACCGCAGTTCCGATATAGCGAATGCTGTGCGAGAGGCCATGCTGAATTTGCACCCGATAAATTCCGTGGTCGCCGAGTTGTAAGTTATGGCCACGTTTCCCACATTGAGAACCGGCGCGGTGGCACAGTATCCGCTGGACTACAGTACACGGTTCGCGACGCAGACGGTCCGGTTCCTTGACGGCAGCAGTCAACGGTACCGGATTTCCGGATCCGGATTACGGCGCTGGCAGATTCGACTCGACCTGCTTGACGAGAGCGAACTGGCAGCGCTGATCGACTTCGTGGACGCCCAGACCAGCAACACGTTCCGTTTTGCAGATCCACTTTCCGGCACGATTGTGGCGAGTTGCGTCCTTTCCGGCGATCCATTCGAAGCCATTCTGGAGGCCGAAGGTCGAGGAAGAGCATCGCTCGTAATTGAGGAAATACGATGAACTGGTACCCACAGATCGGGAGTGGCTCGCTGGCTCAGTTTCCGCTGGGACGATCGAGACAA